ACGACGGTGTATTGGGAAACGGGGCGGAAAAACGCCAAGAGTACGCTGGCCGCGGCGATCGCGCTCTACCACTTGCTCGAGGAGGGTGAGCCCGGGCCGTCGGTGGTGTGCGGCGCGACGACCGGATCGCAGGCGCGGATCGTGTTCAGCATGGCGCAGAAGATGATCAAGCGTTCGGCGTGGTTGCGCGATCGCCGCGTCAAGGCACTGGCGAACAGTGTCCAGGTCGTCGACGAGGATTGGACGGACCCGATCGGCGCCATGGTCCCGATCAACGCGAAGGCCTCGACCCAGGACGGGCTCAATCCGAGTTGCATCGTGCTCGACGAATCGCACGCGCAGACGTTCGCGCTGCACGACGTGTTGAAATCGGCGCAGGGTGCGCGGCGCAATCCGCTCCTGCTGTGTCCGACGACGGCCGGGTACAACATGCTGTCGGTCGGCTACGCAATGCGATCGACGCTCTGCAAGGTGCTCGAGGGGACGATCACGGCCGATCATCTGTTCGGGCTGATCTACACGATCGACGCCGGCGACGACTGGCGCGACGAGCGCGTGTGGATCAAGGCGAATCCGCTGCTGGGCGTGACGCCCGACCTCGAGTACATGCGCCGGTATTGTCTCGACGCGCAGCAGACGCCCGGGCTCGAGGCGGAGTTTCGGGTGAAGTGCTGCAGCGAATGGGCGAACGCCGGATCGGCCTGGCTGTCGCTCGCGCAATGGGATGCCTGCGCGGATCCGGCGCTGCGGCTCGAGGCGTTTCGCGGGCGGCCGTGCTGGATTGGCGCCGACCTGGCGCAACTCGACGACCTGGCCGCGGTTGCGCTCGTCTTTCAGGACGGGGATCGCCTGGTCGCGTTCGTGCGGCACTATCTGCCGGCCGACGTCGTCGACGAGCGCGCGCGCGCCGTCCCGGAATACCGCCTGTGGCGCGAGCGCGGCGACCTCGTCGCGACCGACGGATCGATGATCGACTTTGCGCGGATCGAGGCCGACATCCGCGGGTGGTGCAAAACCTTTGCGGTGAAAGATATTTGTCTCGACCAGTTCGGATCGGTGCAGATGACGGGCAATCTGTTCAATAGCGGGCTCCCGGCGCGGATGGAACAGAAGAACGCGAAAACGACGACGCCGCCGGCGCGCGAGCTCGAGACGCGTCTCCGGCACGGCCGGTTCCGGCACGACGGCAATAGCTGTTTGCGCTGGCAGGCGAGCAATGTCGTCGTGCGCCGCGGCGTGGACGACACGATCGTGCCGAAAAAGGAATCCCCCGAATCGCCGCACAAGATCGACGCGATCGACGCAATGATCCTGGCGATCGGCGGTTGGCTGCGGATGCAGACGGCAGCGCCGGCGATCGCGATGGCGGTGACCGGGTGACCCGGGACGACGCCGAGACGCCGCCGCGGCGGCCGGGCCGCCCGCGCGAGGCGCCCGGCACGACGATCACGACCTATGTCCGCACGACGGATTACGATCGCCTGGTACGCGCGGCGCTCGACCAGGATCAATCGTTGTCCGCCCTGGTGCGCGACCTCCTGCGACTCACCTTGAAATAGGGATTGTTCAACAGAACAATCCCCGTCGGCCGCGACGTCCGGCACACTCGCCGGCACCGTGGATCGCGCCTATACGCTGCTCGCCGTCAAGGATCTGTCCGGCGAGGCGCGCACCTTCAGTGGGATCGCGTCGACGCCGGAGCTCGACCGCCAAGGCGACATCATGGACCCGGCGGGGCTGACGTTCCGCAATCCGGTCCCGCTGCTGCTGCATCACAACCAAAGTCACCCGATCGGCCGCGTGACGCTGACCGCGACGCGCGACGGGCTCCTATTCGACGCCACGATTCCGACCGTTGACGAACCCGGCACGCTCAAGGCGCGCGTCGACGAGGCGTGGCAGTCGATCAAGGCGGGGATCCTCACCGGCATCTCGATCGGGCACCGGGTGTTACCGGGCGGCGTGTCGTTTCTCAAGAACGGCGCCCGCAAGATCACCCGCGCGGAAATCTGCGAACTCTCCCTGGTCACCATTCCCGCCAACGCCAGCGCCACCATTCTGACCGTCAAAGCGCTCGCGCCGCCGCCGGCGCGCAAGGATCCGACGATGAAACAGACGACCTCCGAATACGTGACCGCGCTCGAGCACAAGCGCGCCGCGCTCGCCGCGCGCATGACCGAGATCATGCAGGGCTCCGCGGACGCGGAGGAAACCTTGACCGACGACGCGAACACGGAGTACGCCGGCCTGGCCGCGCAGGTCAAAGCGATCGATGCCGACCTCGTGAAGTGGCGCGAGCTCGACGCGGTGAATGCCGCCGCCGCCGTGCCGGTCGCCATCGTACCGCCCGCGCGCGGCGTGGCGGCGCCGGCGGCGCGCCCGGTGATCAGCGTCAAGGCGAACGTGCCGCCAGGGACGGCCTTTGTCCGCCTGGCGTGCGCGAAATTGCTGTGCAAGGGCAACGTGTACGAAGCGGCTGAATACGCGCGCCGATGGGATGACTCGACGCCGGAAGTGGCGCTGGCCCTCAAGGCGGCGATGAATCCCGGCACGACGACCGATGCCGCCTGGGCCGGGCCGCTCGTGAACTACAACATCAGTCAGGATTTTTTGCCGCTCCTCCGGGCGGCGACGATCCTGGGCAAGATCAGCGGGCTGCGGATCGTCCCGTTCAACACGAAGATCCCCGGGCAGACGGCGGGCGGATCGTACGGGTGGGTCGGGCAGGGGAAACCGAAGCCGGTCACGCAACTGGCGTTTCAGGCGCAAACGCTCGGGATCGCGAAAGTGGCCGGCCTGATCATCCTGACCGAAGAATTGATCCGCCTGTCGAATCCGTCGGCTGAGGCGTTGTGCCGCCAGGACATGGTCGACGGGATCGCGCGCTTCCTTGATTCGCAGTTCACGGATCCGACCGTGGCCGCGGTCGCGAACGTCAATCCGGCGTCGATCACCAACGGCGCGCCGACCGCCGTCGCGACGACCAACCCCGTCGCGGATTTCCTGGCAATGGTCTCGCATTTCGCCGGGCTGAACGTCGACCTGCGCGGGCTGACGTTCATCATGTCGCCGGCGAACGCGCTGGCGCTGTCCTTCCGCACCTATGCCGATGGCACTCCGCAGTTTCCCGGGCTGACGGTGAACGGCGGCGAAACGCGCGGGATCAATATCATCACGAGCAACACCGTCGGCACGAACATTATCGGGTTCCAGCCGAATCTGATTCTGTACGCGGACGATGGCGGCGTGACGATCGACGTGTCGCGCGAAGCTTCGATCCAGATGGATAGCGCGCCCGATGCGCCGCCAAGCGCGACGACGGTGTTCGTGTCGCTCTGGCAGGAAAACCTGGTCGGGCTGCGCGCCGAACGCTACATCAACTGGCTGCGCGCGAACGCGAACGCGGTGTACTACCTGACGGCGGCGGCGTGGCCGGCGCCGACCGGGATGGCCGCCGACGCGGCGGCGGACAAGCGCGCCAAATAGAGCGCGAATCGTGGGATTCCTGGCGCAAGTCCGCGCGCGCGTCGGCTCGGCCCTCAGCGGCGGCGCGGCGCCCGTCGGCGGCGGCGGCTGGACCCCGATTTCGGTCCGCGAACCGTATCCGGGCGCCTGGCAGCTGAACGAACCGCCGCTGACGCCCGGCACGGCGCTGCAAAACCCGACCGTGTTTCGCTGCGTGTCGCTGATTGCGGGCGACATCGCGAAAACGCCGCTCCGCCTGGTCGCGCTCGACGACCACGGCATTTGGACGGAGACGAGCTCGCCGGCCTTTTCGCCGCTCCTGCGCAAGCCGAACCGCTACCAGACGATCGGGCAATTTCTCGAGCAGTGGGTGTTGTCGAAACTGCTCTGGGGCAACGCGTACGTGTTGAAGGAATACGACGCGCGCAACGTGGTGATCGCGCTGTACGTGCTCGAACCCTCGACCGTGCTGCCGCTGGTCGCGCCCGACGGCGCCGTGTACTACCAGGCGGGCCCGTCGCTGCTCGCCGACTTGCCGAGTGGGTCGGTCGGCATTCCGTCGGCGCAGCTGATTCACGACCGCTGGAACTGCGCCTATCACCCGCTGATCGGGTTGTCACCGCTCTATGGCTGTTACGTCGCGGCGAACCAGGCAATTCTGATGGACACGGCCAGTACCAATTTCTTCGCCGTCGGCGGCCGACCGGCCGGCATGCTCGTGTCGCCGCTGAATCTGGATCAAGAGACGATCGACCGCCTGAGCGCGAAATGGAAATCGCTGCCGCCGGGCGGCACGGCGTTTTTCGGCAACGATTTCAAGTACGTGAACATCGGGCCGACCGCGGTCGACGCGCAACTGACGGAACAGCGCGACGGGACGGTCGCGACGATCGCGGGCTGTTTCGGTGTCCCGCTGAACTATGTCGACGCGCGCCAGCAACCGCCGTACGCGCAGTCGGAAGCGACCCAGTTGCAATATCGATCGCAGTCGCTCCAAATCCACATGGCCGGGATCGAGGCGGGCCTCGAGCAAGGGCTCGCACTGCCGGCGCCGTTCGGGATCGAATTCGATTACGACGCGCTCCTGTGGATGGATACTGCGACGCGCACGGCGGCGGCGCGCGAGGCGGTGACGGCCGGCGTGATGGCGCCGAACGAGGCGCGCAAAAAGTACTTCGGGCTCGGGCCGGTCCCGGGCGGCGACACGCCGTATCTGCAACAACAGATGTTCTCGTTGGCCGCGCTCGCGACGCGCGATGCCGGCGACCCGTTCGCGCCGCCGACGCCCGCGCCGGCGGCCGCGGCGCCTGCGCCAGGCGGGGACGCGTAGCATGCCGCTCACCTTCTCATGGGTCACGATCGCGACGCCGCTCGTGCCGCTCGCGGATGTCAAGACGTTTCTCCGCATCTCCGACACCGACCACGATGCGGACGTGTCGCGCGTGTTCGACGGCGCGCAGGAAACGATCCTGGCGTACCTCGGCGCGGCCGGCGATGCGACCTGGACGGACACGACCGTGCCGCGCGCGGTCGCACACGCGATCCTGCTCTTGACCGGGCACTATTACGAACACCGGGGCGACGACCTGGCGCCCGACGCCGCTGTCTGGACGGCGATCGCCAACCTGCTCGGCCGGCATCGCGATCCGACGCTGGGGTAACGCAATGGCGGATCGCATCGGGTCATATCGGCATCGCGTCACGCTCGAGGAGCCCGGGCCCGTCGTCGGCGATCCGGATGGCGGTTGGGTTGAGACCTGGCAACCGCTCAACCCGTCGGCCTGGGACTGCGCGATCGAGATGCCGCCGGCGCGCCCGCGCGATATGGAATCGATCGGCGGCGGCACGGTGCTCGCGCAAGCGACGCATCTGCTCAAGGGCCGGTATCACCCGGGGATCACGGCGCAAACGCGCGTCACGTACAAGGGCCGCACGATGAACGTGATTTACGTCGCGAATCGCGACGAGCGCGACATCGAATCGGTGCTCCTGGTCGCGGAGGTGATCGCGTGAGTTGGCGCGGGATGGACTTCTACCGCCAGGCGCTGCTTGGCTGGCCGGCGACGGTCGCGCGCGAGGCGGCGCCGATCCTCGAGCGGCACGCGCGCACGGCGTACGACGACATTCGCGCCGGGTATCCGGTCGTTACCGGGCATCTCCGCGACGGGTTGACGCTCACCGACACATCGCCGTCACCGCTGCACCCGCAGTGGACTCTCGAAAATGACGTCGTCTACGCCAAAATTTTCGAGGCCGGCGGCGCGACGACGGCCGGGCCGAAACCGGCCGGGCGCGTGTTCGTGCCGATCGCGATCCGCGAATGGCGCGCGGCGCGCGCGGAGATCATGGAGCTCCTCGATCGGGTGACGCCGCATGCCTAGACCCGATTCCGGCGCGGTCGACCGGGTGGTGCTGGACACGCTGAAGGCAGATAGCACGCTCGCCGCGCTGATGCCGGGCGGCGTGTTTTTCAACCTGGCGCCGCCGAACCTGACGCGGGGCTTCGTGCTCGTGACGATCGACCGCTCGAGCGACGAGGGCGTGTTCCAACACCGCGGGCTCGAAGAGCTCCGGTACGTCGTGCAGGCCGTCGGGCTCTCGCGCTATGTCGAGGTCGGGCCGATGAAAGACGCTGCGGCGCGCATCGACACGCTGCTCGAGGGCGACACGCCGCTCGCGACGCCGGCCGACTACGCGTCGATCGACTGCGTGCGCGACGAACGGATGGCGGAATCCGTCGTCGACGAGCTCGACAAGTCGCTGCATTGGCACCATTTCGGCGGGTATTACCACGTCACGGCCGCGTGGCCTGACGTCGTCCAGGAAGGATGAATCAACGATGGGTATTCACACCGGACGGTACGGGGATGTGTCGTGGGATCCGGCGGGCGGCAGTACGCTGACGCCGATCATTTCGCTGAACACCTGGAAAGCGGATTTCAAAACCGATTTCGAAGACGTTAGCTGTTTCGGGGATTCCAACAAGGTATATGTGCCGGGGCTGATGAATATCGAAGGCAGCTTCGGCGGATTCTGGAATAGCGCCGAACTGGCGTTGTTCAAAGCGGCGATGTCGCCCGTGCCTGGCATGTTGCAACTGACGCCCAACAAACAGGAAGCATCTTTCCTGTGGAAAGGGCTCGCGTATCTCGACGCGTCGATCGACTGCACGATGACGGCGCCGAAGGTCACGGGCACTTTCAAAGCGGCGGGATCGTGGACGGTGCCAGGGGCGATCGTCGCGACGGGCGCGAGCCCTGGCACTGGTAACGGCACCTTCACACCCGCGGGCGCGTCGCCCCCGCCGAACGGGCCTGAGCTCGGCGCGGTCGTCGCGAGCCCGAACACCCGCTGGACGACGGGGCAGCGGATCATTCTGTCCGACGGCTCGCCTGCGTATTGGGACGGTACGCAGTGGCAGGGCGGGATCGCGCCCTAATCCAATGTTCGACAGCGTCATGCTCCGCGGCGGCGAGGGCGCGGTCGTGTGGGGGTACTACACGGCGGCGCTCTGCCAGAGTTGGACGATCCGGCGCGAGGGCCGCAGCGGCGCATGGGCGCTCGCCGCGGTCGTCTCGCGCGCCGACGCGTACAAGCTGACGAAGGCGGATCTGAAATTCACGGCACCGCGGAAGGGCGGGTACTTCTGTTTCCCGGTGCTGGCAATCACGTTGGAGGGTACGCGCGTCGCCGCGACGCTCGGCCCCCCGGAGAACTGAGCATCGTATGTCGTACTCGCGTTTCGTCGACCCGCATACCGACACGCTGACGCTCGCGAACGGCGACGCGCTCGTCGTGCGGCGCCGCCTGAACGTCGGCGAGCAACGCGACAGCTTCCGCGCGTGCTTCGACCTCGTGACCGACGCCGACGGGGTCGCGCGGCTCGTGCACGACCCGACGCGGCTCGGGCTCGCGAAGGTCGCCGCGTATCTGGTCGACTGGCACCTGTACGACGCGCCGCCGATCGATCGGCTCGACCTGACGCAGCGGATCGCGGTCCTGCAGAATCTCGATCCCGACGACTTCGCCGAAATCCGCGAGGCGATCAACGCGCACGAGGCGCGACAGATTGCGGCGCGATTGGAGGAAAAAAAACGGGCGGCGATGACGAACGGCGCTCCGACCTCGCCCTCGCCCTTCGCTGCGGCTGGCGCGTCGAGTGGATCCGCGAGTTAGACCTCGACGACTACGCCGCCTTAGTGAGCTTGATCAATGGCAACGATCGCGCAGACGTTTGAAGCGAATTTCACGCCCTTTCTAACCGCGGTACGCCAGGCCGAAGATCAACTCAAATCGTTTGCCGTCGACTCGTCGAAGATCGAGACGCAACTCGGGCGCATGACGGATTCCTTCAGCGGGCAGAAGGTCATTCAACAAGCCAATTTGATGGCGGAAGCGGTCGATCGCGTCGGCGGTGTGTCGACGCTGACGCAGGCCGAACTCCGACGCGTCGGCGCCGCGGCCGAAGAGGCGCTCGAAAAAGCGCGCCTGCTCGGGATCGAAGTGCCGCAGTCGCTCGAACACATCGCAGGCGCCGCACGCGAGGCGAACGGCGAAGCGGGGCTCATGGGCGAAGCGTTCAACGAGGTCGGGCAAAAACTGATCGGCATGTTCGCCGCCGAACGCATGGCCGAATTCGTCAAGAGCGTCATCGAAGGCGCCGACGCCGTGCAGAAGATGAAAGAACAAACCGGCATGACCGCGCCGGAAGTCGAAAAACTCGCCTTCGCTGCCGACAGCGTCGACGTCAGTGTGCAAACCGTGGTCGCCGGAATGCAGACGTTGACCGAAAAAATGGGCGATCCGAAAAGCGGCGTGCGGGGCGCGATCGAAGGGCTCGTCGGCAACTTCGATGATTTCAAACAACTGCGCCCGTACGATCAATTTCGCGAAGTCACCGCGGCGATGTCGCAGATGACCGACGAATCGCAACGGGATTACGTGGCGAATGAACTGTTCAAAAAGTCGTGGAAAGAATTACTCCCGCTGCTCAAACACGACATGGACGACCTGACGGCGGGCGCGGTCACGATGGGCGATCACTATACGGAAGTCTTGCACAATATGTCTGCCGAGTGGCGCGGCGGATGGGCGAATTTCAAAGCGAGCGCCGGGATCACGCTCGGCGTGTTCTCCGATTTGACGACCGCGTTTCTCAATTTCGAGCGCACGGGGTCGACGACCGTCGAGCCCGAACTGAAACGCCAAGCGGATGCGTTCACCGTCTGGGCGCTTGCCGCCGACAAAGCCGACGCCGCGGCCGACAAATTTAACGACACGCTGAATAAGGACGCCGACAAGCGCGCCGACGCCGCCGAAAAAGAGGCGGCGAAGGCAAAGGCTGCCGCGGACAAGTGGCGCGCGCTCGTCGCGGATGTGAATTCGGCCGGAGCCGATTACAAGGCGACGCTCGATCAGATGGATGGCGCGGTCGTGTCCTGGTCGCAACACCTACTCCAATCCGGCGTGCCGCTCGACAAGGTGCGCGAGTACTACGCGCTGACGTCGACGCAAGCCAACGCCCTCGAAAAATCGCTGAAGGCGGCGGGCGAGCAGATGACGTTGCAGCAGGCGCAAGTGTCGACGACGGGCAAACTGTGGGCGGACTACTATACGCGCGTCGCGCAGCAGAGTGCCACGACGACCGATCAACAAATCGCCGACGTCCACAAATGGGAAACCGAACAGGTGCTCGCGGCGCAAAAAGCGCATACCGATACGGCGGCGTTTTACGACGCCCTGCGCGCGGATGTCCAGGCGCGACTTGACGGGATCGCGGTCGACTGGAAGGCGATCAACAACACGATCACGACCGACACACAGAAAGGCCTGCAGCAAATCGCCGACAAAGCGCAGGCGACCTATCTCGAAGCGGTCAAGCACACGGGCGAGTGGAAAGATTCGACGATCCAGGCGTACCGCGACAGCGCCGAAGCGGCGCAACGCGCGGCCGACACCTTCGGCGCCGCGTACGACCAGGCGGGCACGACTGCGGCGGGCGGTGTCAAACGCGTCAACAATCAACTCGACGACACGAAGAAAAAAGCGAACGACGCCGTCGATGCGATCTCAGGCCTGATGACGCTGGAAAGTCAGATCGCGCGCAACCAGGCCGCGGCAGCGATGATGGGCGGGCCGATCTCGCCGGGATCGTCGCGGGGCGACACGAGTATCGGGCAGATGTTGGGATCGTCGTTTGGCTTCCTGCCCGCACGCGCGTCGGGTGGACCAGTCACGGCGGGCTCGCCGTATCTGGTCGGCGAACGTGGACCCGAGTTATTTATCCCGCTCAACAACGGCGCGATCGTGCCGAACGGCGCAAGCGTCGTCGTCTCCAATACCTTTCACCTGGTCGACACCGAATCGAATCTCGCGCGGCGCGTGTCGGATCTGATCGGCCGCTCGATCACGCAAGCGCGGCGCCTGGCGTGATCCCATGCTATCGAGCCGCAATGCGATCCTCGGCGTCGGGCGGCTGAACCTGTTTCGACTGAATTACCTGCAACGCGCGATCGTCCTGCGCCGGATGGCGATCGTGCAGGTCTCGGTCGACGGGCAACTCGTGCGGGTGCGCGTGCGGTCGCTGTCGATTCGCGACGTGATCAACGACGCGCCGAATACGTGCACGTGCACCGTACTGACGGAGCCGACCGTCGGCGGGCGCCTGCGCGTCTATAGCGGCACGACGCCGCAATACCTGCTCTTCTCCGGACAGATACAGCAGGCGAAGCGCACCTACCTCGGGACGCCGAGCGTGCACGCGTGGGATGTCGAAGCGATCGACGACACCGCGCGCGGCGATTGGTTGCGCCCCTTCGGCGATTTCACGGGCACACGGCAATCGGGCGCGGGCGATATTGCGACCTGGCTCGTGTATCACTACACGCCGGGACCGATGACCTCGATCGTGCAACCCAATCTCCCGATCGTGTCGGCGTTCTTCGACGGCACGGCGCGGATCAATGAGGCGCTCCGCGAGTTGGCGAAATTGATCGGCGGGTATTTCTATTGGGACGATCAGGCGTTGCACTTTTTCACGACGCCGGAAGCGGGCACGACACCCGACGCGATCACGGGCGCGAAGGGCGGATGGTTACTCGACGACCCGCACATCAGCGTCGCGACCGACGACTCGCAAATCCGGACGCGCGTGTACGGGCGCGGACACGCGGAAGTCACGATCAGCGCGATCGACGCGAACGATTCGCGCGTACCGATCGCTGACGCGGTCATGTTCAATCCAGGCGGCGGCAAGGCGATCATCGGCGCGCAGCGACTCGACTACACGGGGACCGCGATCGGCGGCACGGGCGCGCTGATCGGGCCTGGCGTGACGCCGTCAGCGGCGCCGACCGTCGCGTTCGGCAGCGGCAGCGGCGTCACGACCGGCGCGCATAGTTACGCGTATACGTGGGTGACGGCGGCAGGCGAGACGGCGCCCTCGCCGCTCGCGACGATCACGGTGCAGGGCGGGCTGATTGGCGCGCCGCCCCCGCCGACCGTCGCGTATAGCTTCTTTGAAGGCGCTAGCAATTCGCCGCCAGGGATGCCGTACGGCACGTCGCTGCGGTTTCGGATCAGCGTCAGCGACAACGTGTCGAAGGGACCGCCGAGCAATCCGTCGAACACGATTATTTCGCACGGCTACCCCGTGCAGATGTCGTTTACGCTCACGGCCGATTTCATTGGGCGCAATGTCTATTGGGAGCGCAGCGACAACAACGGTCCGTGGACTGTCGTGAATTCGTTTTGGTTTCAAAGTAACGGGCTCGTCGGCGATGTCCCCTTCAGCCCACAATCACAGGTCGGGTGGTGGGAAACCTATTACGACGCCATGCAACAGCCTGGCGACGGCTCGCAAATCAACATGCCGGGGAATCTGTCGTATCCGACGAGCGTCGCGCTCGACGGCATCGCCGTCGGCGCGTCACAGGTCACCGCGCGCAAGGTGTACCGCTCGGCGGCAGGCACGACGAGCCCGCTGAAGTTGCTGACGACGATCGCCGACAACACGACGACGACCTATACCGACACGAAAGCCGACGCGGCGCTCGGCGCGACCGCGCCCGCGAGCGATACGTCTGGGCTGCAAATGCCCGCGGGACAGGTCGTCGTCGGCGCGACGAGCCTGCCGGTCTCGTCGCTCGTGTGGGCTGACCCCGCGGGCGGATGGGCGATCGTCGGCAACGGCGACGTCATCGTGCGCTACACGGGTGTAAGCGGCAATCGGTTAACCGGGATCCCCGCAAGCGGCAACGGATCGATCGTCGCCCCGATCAATTACAACTCGACGATCACGGGCGCGCCGATGCTCGTCGGCGTGACCTGGACGCCGCCCCCAGGCTACGCCGCCGCGCCGGTCCTGCAAGGCACCGACGTCGCGATTTGGGTCCAACGCGACGACACCGACGCGCAAACGGCGCTCGCGCAGCGATGGGGCACGGGGATCGTCGAGAACGTGATCGTTGACGGGCGCCGCGGCGAAATCTCGCTCGCGGCGCTCTGCGTCGCCGACCTCGCGATGTACAGCCGTCCGATCCTGACGGTGTCGTACACGACACTCGACCCGAAAACGAAAAGCGGGCGCCCCGTGCGCGTGACGCTGCCCGACCTGGGGATCGATCAAACGGTCACGATTCAAGACGTGACGATCGACGGATTCGACGGCCTGACGCCGCCGCGCTTTACCGTCGTCGCGGGCTCGATGAACATCACGCTCGAAGCGATCTTGCGACGACTCGTCGGAACCGTGGAGGCGTTCTAGCCATGCCGATCAATCGCGCGCCGTTCAACGCCCTGGTCGACGACGACGGCACCGGCACGACCGGGACGGTGTGGAACAAGGCGCAGATTCAAAGCGTACTCCTCGACCAGATTGACGCGCTCCAAGCGAAGGCCGTCACGTCGACGGCGACCGGCAATCAAACGGCCTTCGATCCGACCGGCGGCGCCGGCGTCGACGGCGACTTGCTCGTGCAATGGCAAGGGGCATCGACCCTGACGCTCTACGGCATGTCGTCGCTGTTCGGCGTCTCCGGCAAGCGGATCACGATTGTGAATCAATCGAGCAGTTACATCTTCGTGGTGCACAACTCGTCGTCGTCGCCATCGGGCACGCGCTTTTACCACCCGACGACGTCAGGGCCAACGCCCATCGCGCCGTCTGGCACGGCCGTGTACATCTACCTCGGCGGGCAGTGGCAGCTGATCGCGCACGAGCAAGGGCAGTGGATCGGCTCGAGCGGCCACACCTACAGTGGCAGCGGGATCACCTTTACCGGTGTCAGCGAACAGTCGCGGTATCTGCTGCGCGGCGCCACGCTGCACTGGACCGCCAGCATCAGCGGCACGATCGGCGGGTCGGGCGCGGTGCTGAATATGTCGCTGCCGAACGGGTACATCGCGACGGGCTACGCGAACTCCGACCTGCTGCAGTACGGGCGCGCGGGGTTGCTCGTCTGCAACGGCGCCGCGACGATGCAGATCTATTCGGACCTGGCCGGCGGCGCGACGCCGTTTACCGCCGGGACGCTGAATTTCTTGTTCAACATCACCGTCTCAGTGCAGTGATCCGGGAGGGACGTATGGCGATCGGCCTGGCCGTCAGCAAAAGCGAACTCGATAGTCGCGCGGGTGAGCTCGCGCGCGGGTTTCAAAAGCAATTCGGCGACGTGTTGACGCTGAAGGGGTTTCTCGACACCAAAACGGAGAGCGACCTCACGGCGATGGGCTACACCGCGCAGGAGGTCGCTGTCCTGAAAACCGCCATGACCGACCTGTTTACCCTGGCGTCGATTTGGTCCGGCCAGGCGTCCCAGACGTCGCCGTACGATTTCCGGCAATTCGTTCGGCAACTCTGGGGCGTGGGCTCCTTCTGATACGCGGAATCACTGCCCGAATTCAAACCCGGCGACGGCCTCCCGGGTATCGACCGCGAGCAGGGCTTGGACGGTGACCGAGACAGGCTTCGTGGTCGCGACTTGGAATCGC